TCATTTCGGTTCGATCTTGACCTTGGAGAGGGGATTGGCCTCCGCGGCGATCTTCAGCTCCGTGCTTTCGATGTGCGTATAGATCTCGGTCGTATTCAGATGCTCGTGGCCCAGCACCTCCTGAACCGTTTTGACGTCCACGCCGCCGGAGAGCATCAGCGTCGCGGCGGTGTGCCGGAGCTTGTGCGCGGAGAACTGCGTGGCGTCCAGTCCGGCCGCGAGCAGGTGCTTTTTGACCAGCCTGTGTACGGCCGAGGCGCTGATTCGGTTGTGATCGCGCGAACCGAACAGCGCTTTGTTGTCGGATAGCTCAATTTTGTTGCGTTCGACCAGATAATCGTCGATCGCCCGCTTGCAGGCGGAGCCCATGTAGACGATACGCTCCTTATTGCCCTTGCCGACGACGCGGATGCGGTCCTCGTAGATGTCGGAAATATTGAGCCCGACAAGCTCCGCGCGGCGGATGCCGCAGTTCAGAAAGATCATCAGCATCGCGAAGTCGCGTTTTTCGTTCGGGCCGGAAACGGCCTGCAGGAGCGACTTGGACTGTTCGAGCGTCAGATATTTCGGCAGCGCGCGTCGAATTTTGGGGAATTCGAGATCCTGCACCGGATTGACCTTGAGCAGCTTCGTGCGGACAGTCAGGTATTTGTAGAAGGACTTGATCGCGGAGAGCTTCCTGGCGCGCGCGGCCGCGCCGATGCCGTGCTCCTCGGAGAGCGTGTTTTCATTGACGACGCGGTCGTTGGAGAGATAACTGAGGAAATCGTAGATGTCGGTCATTGTGATCGACGCGACGAAATCGAGATCGACGTCGTGAATGGAGATCGACTCGAGATCCGTGTCGTAAGGCATCTCGTTTTTCATCAGCTTCATGAAGCGAAGGAACATCCGCAGATCGAGGTAGTATTCGGAAACAGTCTTTTTGGACTGTCCCTTGATGTTCTCATGATAGGATAAAAAGTCCCGCAGCACCTGCGGACAGTCCCGATCGTAAGTCATAGCCCTGAATCCCGCCTTAAACGCATCAAAATTTTTATTTTGTTGCGTTACTTTCCTTCCTCTTCCATTTCGTCAAATGTATCACGTTCTTCTTTTGCCGTCAAGTAAAGATCCCTCATAACATCATCGTAGGACGGTTCAAAATCAAAAACATCATCAAAGAAAAATTCAATTTCAAACATCAGACTTTTTCTCCTTCTCAGCATATTCTTTTTTCAGCCGCTGGAACTCCGTCATGGGTTTTTCGTCCAAAGGGCCTAAGATCTCGTCCAGCGTTTTCTGCAGCTTCACCAGCTGAGCCGCCGAGACGGCCTTCGACCGCCGGCGCTTGATATGGTAGACCTTCATGATATACTTACTCCTAAAAAAATCGCATTCGATCGTAGGCCCACCGCAGTCGTCCCAATACAGGCAGCGATTCCGTGACCGAGGACATTTCAACTTCGTGCAGGCAGCGCACAGGCAAAGATCGCAGTTCCTAGACTTATGCACGGCAATCGCCCAGATTCTTGTAATCCCGCACCAGCGCAAGCTGCTTCCCGCTTAATTTCTTCTTCCCTGCTTTAACAATGTTCCAAAGGCAGACCGATCCTTTCGCCTCGGCCAGCATACCCAGCGTCGGAGCGAGCTGGCAGATGACCCAATCCTCCAGCTGATCGATCGAGTGCGTCACGGCCTCGCGCGTCAGCAGATGCACGGCCTCGATCGAGCCGACGAACTCAAGCCACCACCCACAGACGGAGCAGCGGCTGATATTCGTCGAATCGCGTTCAATGAAGGAAAACTTGTCATTGATGATACCGGCGGCAAGGCTGCCGATCGTCCGGCAGTTCACGAAATTCGATACAAAGGCATTCGCGTTTTCATGCTTTAAAACCAATTCAACCCTGATCCAGTGAGATTGAAAATCGCCCTGTTCCTTCGCTTTGTCGTAGATCCTGACGCGAAACTCCGAGGACGGCGCGCCCAGGTAGATTGTAGTACCAATTTTTGTCTGTCCATCCAGAGAGAATGTCACGGTACGCTTCATGATACGTGAATTGACTTCCTCGGAGGTCACCTTTTCCACGAGGTCATCCATATCGAGAATGCCGTCATGATCGTCGCAGGCTACGTCAATTCGCGTCACATTGCAATCCTCGTTGCAATCCAGCAGCTGAAAAAGCGCCGGAAACGCCGTGCTGGGTGTCCCCTGCCGATCCGTATTGCCGTCCAAATTCATCCTGCTCATGGTCTCAAAGGTACGGCAGCCCTTGCCGGACATCGTGACGCAAATGCCCATATCCCGAAATTGTTCGTCATCGCGCGGAGAATAGCACACGTTGATGTCGTTGAAATACAGTACGTTATGATAGCCGTTCAGACCGTAGCCACGCTCCTGAAAGAGATTACCGTCGAGGCCGAGGTACCAGCTGATCACCTTATAGGGATCGTCCACGTTTTTCACGGTAAAGGTCAGCCAATCGATCAGAACGTTGCATTTCATAGCTTTTCTCCCCTATCTGTCATGAGTACCCCCGTGATTACTTTCCGGGGGTTTCCGAACCTCTGCCGGAAGTTCGGTTTAAGCGGATTCGAGTTGTTTGATGCGATACCCCAGCAGGTCGCATACCTGACGGACCTGCCGGGCCTTGCGGCGATCTCCTGCGGCACTCGCAGGGACCCCCGGCGCTTCCGCGCCGCGCCCCGCTTCGGTCGCAGGAAGTTCGTCGAAAATCTGGTAAGTGTCGTATATCTTCGCGAACCTTCTTTGATAGAAGAACCACTTGCGACCGCAGACTTCGTTGACTCCGTACCAGCGCGTTACCGCCACGAAAAACGGAATATGAAGCAATGTGAAGATGAAGCCTATGTTTCCGAAATTGTTCATCTTGCGATGCACTACGTTATACTCGAAATTCGCGCGGATCTGCCGGTCGATCATCCGATCATTCTGTGCAACGAGGATCACGTTGAAGCCCAGCTTGCGATGCTGACGAAAGAAGTCTAGCCATGCCGTCCGTCCGTTCTTGTCCCACTCTCTGGCGTTGAACATGATCGCGCATTCGTCTATGATCAACGTGGTCTGATTTTCGCGACCCATGCTGTGGTGCTCCCTGGCGAACGCATACAGATACTTTACTGTCAGCTTGGAATTATCTACGTAGTAGAACTTACCCTTCTCACGCCTCTGGACGCGCTTCTGGAGGCTTTTGGGGAGGTTTACCGGGAAGTTGGCAATCACATTATGACGGTTCCTGAGAATGTCCAGAATGTCAGCGGCTACGTGCAGGCTCTTTCCGCTGCCCGGCGTCCCACTGTAAAAGTAAATCATTCGACCGCCTTCAGCCAGCGCAGAATGATCTGAATGATGTACCAGATCGCAATGGCTGCTATCCATGCTTCGAGGATCGCTATGAATGTGCCGATCGGAATGAACCAATTGATGTAACCGAGGATGGTATTGTTCAGCGAAAGGTTCATATATGCCGTGAAAGGACTATGAGGCAGAAACGCGATAACACCGGCCAGCACATCGCCGGTGCCAGAGATGAAGCTGTTCAGTTCCGCAATCATATCGTCACTCCCCTACCACTTGATCATTTTGTACGTGATCAGCGCGAGGCCGATCATGAAGAAGATTGTTTCCAATATTCGGAACGGTTCAAACAGATCATTGTATGGCGTGAAGTCCAGCGTGATCGGCAGATCGAAACCGATATCATGGAACAGCGTCACCGTCCATACAGGAGCAACGGCAGCCACATTGAAGTTCTTCGCAATCTTGACCAGATCGAAAGGAATGCAGAACGGAAACACTTCAGTAATGCCGGAGGCCGCCGTCACCAGCGGCGTGTAGTTTACATGATCGGTATCTTCGTTTTCGGTCACATCCGTTATGTCCAGACCCTTCGAAGCTGCAGTTGTAATTTCCATTTCCGGTTTAGCTGTCCCGTCAAGCAACTTATTCAGAAGATCCTGATTACTCCAGTGAGGAATGAACGGCACGAAGGCAATCGGCTGATGCTTATCATCCTTTTCAGGATCAGGCTGAAGATCTTCCGTGTTTACCGTCCATGTATCAGGCTTAGAAATTGCAACATCAGCAGTAGGAGCTACATATGTTTTTGCCATAAGGCTTGCAATTATAGCATATAAACTAGTTCCTTCCATTACATTAGGGCACCAATGGATATTCCTTCCATTGACATAAATACCAACCATGTAATAATTATCTCCAGTATAATGCTTTACGCCATAATACATGGTATAAGATGCTGGAAAATATGTATTACTATAGCTTTTGCCACTACTTGATACGTTTAAAGTATTGTTGTACATTACCAAATAATAAGTCTCTCCCGGAATGGGTGACAAATATCCGCAATTTTCAGTTACGGATGTAACAGTGGGGAGAAAAGAACCCAACGTTGGACACACTTCATAATCGGGAGAAGTATCAGTATTAAAATATGGGATTCCATTAAGTGAACCCAAGTAATTACTTAACGAAGAATATGCTGAATCAACAGAAAAGCTATCTGAAACGGTACTTGCCGCTACAAAAGAATCTTCTGCATCATATATCCATTGAAGCGCAGATTGCTTCAGCGTCACATATCCGTCCCGCAGCCAGCGCGTGAAGCTCTTGTAGATCTCGCTTGATGTCGTTACCGTCTTGTTCCAATAAGACACCACGGCCGATTGAAAAGCTTCCGAAGATGTCACGTGCTGTATAGTAACGCCGGTGCCGACAAACAGCGTTGCTACAAAGGCAGCCACGGCCACATCGTCAACACCGGCGATCGCCTTCGCTGGCGTCGCCAAAGAAGGTAAAATTGTCATCATCGTCATACAGATCGCCAGCAGGAGCGCGGCTGCTCTTCTGCTGCGGCTTATTCCTTTGGTTGCGCGAAGCATAATGATACCCCTCCCCTCCGCAGCGGTCATAGTCAAGGCCCCAGCGGCAGCAGCAATAGTTGACACAGTTACAGCAAATCCAGCACATAATATCCCTCCTGGTATTGGAAAGGCCCCGACCGGAGCCGGGGCCTTCGCCGAGAAAAGAGAGGCGGGGATTACTTCGCGGACTTTTTGAAGAAACGCCAAACGACCATGATGATCAGAATGGTGGCGCCGACACCCAGCGCGATCGGAGCGACCGCGAGGATCTCGCTCTTCATGTTGGTGGCCGTGGTGGTCATGATGCCGGTGACCGCAGTCATATCGGAAGCCGTGACCTCACCCTCGGCACAGACGGACGGAACAAACGTGGCAGCGATGGCACCAACGACCAGAGAGAGGGCCATCATGCGTCCGTTGACGTACTTCTTCACCTTAGTAACAAAATTCTTCATCTTCGTTTTCCTCCTTCTTTGCCGTATTTATGTTCTGACAATGTCAGTGAACATATGCCATAGTTTGGCGATCCCCCAGCCGATCAGCCAGCACAGGAGGGAAACGCCGAAGCCGATCATGATGAGACCGGCCAGCTGCGTGATCATTGCATCTGTTATCATATTCGGTTCAGCCCCTTCGCAGCAGCGAGGCCAAGAACCGCGCCGATCAGGACGCACAGCAACAGGATCACAACCATCAACTTATCGTTGATCCCCTGTATCTGCGTCATCATGGCGGCGATCTCTTCAGCCGTCATGGTTATTCGTCAACCGGGTTCAATCCGTCGATTCTCGCGCCGGTGCCGGTTCTTGTCTTGAAGTGCGCCCATTCGAGTTCGTAGCACTTCCCTACTTCGAGATTATCCGGGTTCACATTGTGGGGACAGGAAAAGCTATCGACTCTCTTACCTGCGAAAATCTCCTGCTCTTCCAGTTCATAGACAACGTGCAGGCCGCAGAATGTGCGCGGCTGCCCAGAATCCTTGTCCGTGTAACTGCGCTTTTCAACGCCAAGCAATCTTACAACTTCGTTCATTTCCTTTACCCTCCTTTCAATGAATGTCAATCAGATACCGATACAGAAGGCCCAGCATATCAATGCACTCTTTATGAGATCCGCACATAAGCAGTTCGCTTACTTTCGCGTTTTGATGCCGGATGTACCATAGATCACCCTGCCGTATCACGCTGATGGTCTCGCCGTGTCTAGTGAAGCTCTCCATTTCACCACCTCTAGATTCAATTGATAACCATATGGTTATCATTGAGCCTAGTATAACCCCGATCATCGTAGAATGTCAATAACCAAATGGTTATCGAGGTGAAAATTATGGACAACTATTATAGGCGACTTAGAGAGCTTCGAGAAGATCACGATATGTCTCAACGAGAATTGGCGACTATCCTAGACATGAAGCAAACACAATATCTTCGATACGAACAGGGAAAAAGAGATATTCCAACCGACATTCTAAAGAGACTTTGCCTTATTTATAAAGTTTCTGCTGATTATATTCTTGAATTGCCGAAGGGCTTAGATTGGCCCAGATAGGAGTAATATGAAAAGCTATATTTACATTGTCATTATCCTTCTGGTTCTCATAGCGATCGAGCAGGCCTTGAAGAAAAAGCCAAAGGAAAAGACTTCTCTTCCGATAGCCGGAGCCTATCAAAAGCGCTGGCTGCTGTCCTTGAATGAGAAGGACGCTTATGCAAAGCTGAAGCAGATCGCCGATCAGCACGGGCAAACTGTCTTTGTCAAGGTTCGTCTGCTTGATCTCGTCGAGCCGATCAGCGGCCATAAAAACTATAAATCCTATCTCTATCGCATTCAGGCCAAGCATGTCGACTTCGTTCTATGCAGCGCCAAGATGACTGTTGACGCCATCATCGAGCTTGACGACAACTCGCACGATACGAAAAACCGCCAGGACAGAGACGCCTTCATCGATGAAGTTTTAACGTCCACCGGCTACCGTATTCTCCACCTGCGGGCCATCACCGAGGAGACCTTGCAGCCACTTTACGCGCAGACGCAGACAGCGGCATCGACAGGAAAGATTTAA